TCATATGAGAGCGTCCCAGTCTAATCCTCCGAGATATCCAACCCCGAGCCGGTTAGCCTGCTGGAAGTTGTGGATAGCGGTCATGGTTCGCTCGCCTGCGATACCGTCTGCCGCTCCGCAGTTGAACCCGATAGCATTCAGCCTTACCTGAACCCAGCGCGTCAGCTCACCGCTGTCGCCATTGTTGATAGTGTACTTGTGGCACTCCGCGAGTGTCTTTGTGCCTGCGATACCGTCCACATCGAGTGCCGCACCCTTGCCGTTGAGAATCTTTTGGAGCTCGACTGTCGAGTTGTCCTTAGTGGAGTAGTACCTGTAAAAATCGTCCGTCACGCTGCCCGAAGTGCCGCCGCGTACTGCCTCATCGCCGTACCACTTAGCCCCTGTACGCACGTCAACGTGAATCGCGGTGTAGGTACTGTCGATGTTGCCAATGCCTCTAAAGCCGATATCCTGCGCCTTGCAGGCAACTTTCTTAGTGCTGATAATGCTGCCGTCCTGACCATAGCATATAATGTCCGCAGCATTGCCCTTGGTGTGCTGACCTGTTCCGTTGCCGCCTACAGCCTTGTCATGGTCAGGGCAACGATAACCACTTGTCACGACAATCCGAGAACAATCAAGCACACGGTAGAGTTTTTCGAGATTGGTCACAAGATTCGGATTAATTTCTGTATCGTGCGTTTTACCACACTTGCAGCGGAACTCCCTTGCATTGAAATGCGCAGAAAGCTGCGTTTCATCGTTGTACTCGTATTTCATGACTTGTCCTCCTTGTTGAAGTTCTTCAGCTTTTTAATTATTTTCAGCGCCCACTGCGCATCGGGGTTGATCTCGGCATAGTTCTCAAATATACTGACAATTTCCATGACGGTGATGTAGGTGAAAACTAAAACCGCCGTCACAATGCCTGCGATGTCGGACAATTCCTCAGCCTGATAGTATTTGCCCAATTCGTGTATGCCGATGTCCAGTCCGCAGGCTGTCACCATTACCACGATCTCGCCAATCTTATTCAATCCGCCCTTGCGCATTTTAGAACTGCATATGTCGTCATTGCAGTATGCTTTGATGAATCCTGTGACGTAATCGGCTAATGCAAGTCCGATGATTATTAATATCATGATTATGTACTTCATACGATCTCCTTTCAGTCCTTGATACACCAATATCCGTTTGTGATGTATTTTTCGTTGTTAAGCGTAATTATACCCATGCCGTCATACTGATAAATCGGTATATAATATGCATTTTCAGCCGCAACATTAGCATCACCAAGACTTGCGGCTGTTACAAAATTAGCTAACGTTGTGCAATTAGCTAAATGGCGAGTGCAATTGTTTCCAAGAAAATTTTCTAAATCTGAGCGACACACACGAGGATTTGCTAACGAATCAGATTTGTAAGGTGCCCCGTATATAAGTGTGCCGTCACTATTAAATGACATGAACGCTGAATTGATTCTTGTTGTTCCGTCATAACTAAGAGCCTGTATGATAATACCATTAGTGCAAGCAAGAATTGTGTAATGTATTTCAGACGAACTGCTGCCTATTTCAAACGAAGAACCACCATTGTTATAGTATACCTTGAGTCCCCCAATCACCAATATGTTATTGTGTTTAATTTGGCTTATATTTGTGCCTGATGATGATACGGCGGTAGTTATTCCTGTGAACCCCAAGTTATCTATAAACGCTTTTGCAGCCGCTGGACTTGCATTCATAATTGATGTAATTGCCATTTTATTTCTTCCTTTCTTAGCCCTCTATATCCGCCGTGAAACTGGCGTTCCCTACCACGCATTTCTTTGCTGAATCACATATCACCATTGCCTGACCGACTTTATCCTGTGAACCGCCGCTTATATCAGCCACCTTTGCGACCAACGTATTCAGCGTTTCACCCACGTCAGCTTCAACGCCTTTTGCCGTAAGAATGCCTGCGAGAAGATTACGCTGCTGGTCAATGGCTGTCAGCATATTGCGGATAGTCTCAGGTTCGCTCGTGCTGATGAATGTTTCCAGAATGTCCTGTATGTATGCCACACCTGTGCCCCCTTTCACATTTCCGACAATGTTCTGCCCCCAGACCTGCGCTGAAACATTACTGATAGTAATTGATTTATCATTGCTCTCCAGCTTCACGCTGAACAGGTGCTCGCCTGCATCCAGCACTATCGGGATAACTCGTTCAACCGATTTGTACTCAATCGCCGCAAGCGTGAATGCTTCTGCAAACACAACTGCCGCGCCGTCCATGTATGACGTGATATTTACCGTGCAGTCCTCTGCGCCCTGCAAGTTTGCATTGTAGTGCAGAAACGCCCATGTAGGCTCTCTCGCGTTGACAACACCGTCCGCTATCACGGTTGCCATATCTATGTCCTGCGGATACTCGTTCAGTTCCGCGACTTCGATGGTCTTGCCTTTTGTGATATTGATTTGCGTGCCTGACGCTCCCGAGCTTGCCGAACCGCCCGAAGATGAAACTGTGTTACTTCCTGCGCGCGGTACGCCCGGAGCGGTGAGCTGCTGTGGAGAACGGAACTGCCAGAAATTTGAGCATATCAGGAACTTGCAGTCCTCGCTTTCCGTGATACCACCCTTTACAATCACCATGTCCCCGATGTCAAGCGCAGGGTCGCCATAGTACTCAATCGTGCCCGGAACCCAACTCATGTCGCTGAAATATGCACAAAGCGGATACAACAGCCAGTCAAAACGTTCCTTGTAGTTCTTGTCATTGTCCCACACATATTTGTTGTCCGTGATGTTCAGAACGGCTGTAGACTGCCCCTGACCTGCCTGTGTTGCTACAGGCTCGGAGACAGTGTGTCCGAGTGAACCGGTATAGGAGAACTGCCTGACGCGGTAATTGTACTCACTCAGCTTGATACTCTTGCGCAGATCTACAGGAATAGTCCGCACAGGTGTTTTTGAGAACCTGCGGAATTCTATCTTGCCCTCGCGATTCGCAAACGCAAAACCGCCGATAAGCTGCGCGATTGCCCGTACCTCATCACGGCAGTTTGAAAGATAATGCGTTCCGAACCAGTCGTACTTGATGTCAATTTTCTTTCCGTCACTGTCAGTCGGCAAGAGCGCGTTTATTTCGTCTATAGTCTGCGCAAACTCAACCTTCGCGACCGTTTCGATTTGTTTCAGAACTGCCGCCGCGAAAACTACACCAACGTAGTCGTTGTTCAGTTCCGAATCAAGACGGCTGATGTGGTCAACGGCTTTCACCGTTAACCTCGAACCGCTTTCTCGTTCAGCAGATGTTACGTCAAACACTCCCAGCGGAACTTCATCTGCTGCGCCGTCAACCGAAAACCACAGCCGCACTTCACCGCCGATAATTTCATCGCGCCGCAGATAGGGCACGTTCAGGATCATGCTCAGTTCGCCTGTGTACATCTGACCGATCATGAACACTTCTTCATCTTCAACGCAGCGCAGGTCTATGCTTGGATTTCCGACCATTGTGCTATCGTCAAGGGTGAGTGTGTCACCGTTGACGTCTGAAAGCGTTCCGTGTATATGCTGAACTGCGCCGCTTTCGATCGCCGCTATATATGCGGCTGATACCTGATACAATATCTCACCCCCTTTACAACTCGATAAGTTGAAATGTCAGGATATGTCTGCCCTTGCCGTTCATTATTTTTCCAACAGTGTTTTCACGATCTGATGAATACATCTGCTTAGTTACAAATTCGCCGTTATCGAAAAATGTTACATCCATAGTACCGCGCGATATAATGCTTTCTATTTGTGCAATTTCTGAATCCTTACCGTGGTATTCAAGCGAAATCGAGTAAACGCCGTAGCGTATCGGATATAGAAGCATTTTGCCTGTTTCTGTAGTACGCCCCGTTGATTCGGCATACAGATCAGATTTTGTGATCTTATACGAAAAGGGCTCAACAGGCAAAGCCGCACCATTGATTTTAATTACATTCATCTGCCCCTCCTGACTCTGTCATCTTCCACGACTCTGACGACCTCGCGCCGCCATGCAGCCGAATTCGGGAAAAGATATGTATTAACAACAATTTCCTTTGGTGAATTTCCGCTGCTGTTGTATCGCTGCATAACGTTGTCAACCGCTTCTTCTATTTTACTTATAGGAGATACTACCTCCGGCTCGTGCTTATTATCGCCAAGAACCGCAAGGAAATTTCCGTAATTTGCGGGAACAACGGTTCCGTTCGCTAAGTGTGGTATCTCAGGAACGCTGATTGTAGGCAGCCACGAGAACGGCTCCCAGTCCATTATCTCCACATCTCGGATTCCGTCAAGCGCATCGTTGATAGCGTCAAACGGCTGGGCAATTACCCAGTTGATACCGTCAATAAGTGAATTTACAATGTCTTTGAAAACACTTGCAATATTTTCGGCAATTCCCGAGAATATCTCACCGCCTGCTGAAAATACATTCTTGACCGCTTGCCAGGCTTCGGAAAATTTGTCCCTGAACCAATCTGTCACATGGCTGAACACCGATGTGATACCGTCCCAGACACCGCTGAAGAAATTCCCGACACCTGAAAATGCGCTCTTAATATTGTTCCATGCACTTGTGAATATGTTACCAAACCACGAGCTTACAACGGAGAATGCAGTTGTGATGTCATTCCACCTGTCGCTAAACCATGAGCCTATCCCTGAGAACACCTGCGTTATACTGTCAAGGGCATTCTGAAACTTATCCGAGAACCAACTTCCTATATTCGCAAACACATTTTTTATGTCCTGCCAGCGGTCGCTGAACCAATTCCCTACACCCTTAAAAATGTCAACTATTTTATCCCAGAGTTCCTTGGCGAATTCCTTTAAATCGTCCCAGTGCTTTACCAGCAGCACTCCGGCAGCTATAACCGCCGCAATTGCCAATACAACGAGAGTGATAGGTGATGTTAAAAATGCGACTGCTCCTCC